ACCCCTAGGGGCGGAAGTGGTCATCTTCATCTTCCGCTGCACAGCCTGTTTCTTCTTCTTAGCCATGATCAGATGTATAGTATTGCGAATCTAAGTAGTTGAAAAGTTGAATATTGTATATATTCTGCTAATGTAGATTGATTGTAGAGTAAATTGAAGTGTTGTCAGAAGGGACGGGCATGCTATCATTCACCTCACCGGATAGTATCTCGGACTCCATCGCGATTTGTTCCTCAGGCGCGATTCCGTATGCAAAGAAAAAGGAAGCTCTGGCATCATCGGTCGGTTGGGCGAACCGGGGCTGCAGATCCCGCGCCAGGAATTGCATCCCAGTCTCAAAATTCTGTTGGGGCACGAATTCAGTTCCCCGAACCATAAGACTATACAAAGCGCAGAAAATGGGCATGTCCCCGGCTAAAGCCGCTCCACACCAACCAATAGATGTCCTGAGATCACGTAGGTGGGCAGGAGTGAGGACACGCTTCAAGGTGCGAGTATCCTTACCGATACAAACTCGGGGGTCCCGCACCATTCTCCAATTAATACCATCGAAGATCGGACGGGCCTGACAGAACTCTAGCTGTTCGAGTTCTGTGGCAACACCTTCCAACTTCATGGTGAATCCCATCCTGAGAAAGTACTGCTCATAAGATCCAAGTACAATCTCCAAGTGATCCCGTTCCATAATCAATGCTCCATCGTCACCGTCATTGACATAGGAGTAATCCTTAATACCTAGGTGCCTCATGAACGACCACGTCATGGCACACATCAGCAGGCAGTTTCCGAGGGCAGTGTCCATGTCACCGGACATCCGGCAACCGTCGACATTATATTGGACACAACCGTCATCAGTCCTAATCCGGCACCTGTTAGACCTCCGGAGACCATTTAGTCGCCTAAACAGCTCTGGATGCGAGGTGCAGGCCTCGAAAACTCCAGCTTCCCACCGCAAGGCCTGGGCCGAAACATGCTGATCAAACCTGGAGGCATCCAACAGCACTGCAACGGGATTGCTGTATTTAAACCATTTCCCGCTGATATGCTTCCCCCTTTCGTCAGCATTGTAGCCCTTCATTACGGTAACGCCCCTAAACACTTCCGCAATACCACGGAATATAGCCTTCTCCATGGGCTTCAGAATCCTACCAATGGCCAAATTGTAGACGGGCTTGCGTGGTTGAATTATTCGAGGGGCGGGATCCAACTTTCTGGTGAAGTTGGTCTTCTCGTCCTTGATGAAAGCATCAACAACAACATCTCGGCTACAAACGCCCCGGAGTTCGAACTCATCCATCGCAGATTGGTAGAGTCGTTTCTTCCGGCCGAAATATGAGTCCACGAAACAGGTGGCAGACCACATCTCAACCCGGCCAACAACGTCCACCAGACGCTTGCGAAAAGGACCGAGTTCGCGCTCCAGGAACCCAGGTTGGGGCCTGGGGGGGCGTTGCTGAACCCCGGAACGGGAAACAGTAAAAACCCTCTCAGTCACCGCTCTGAGCGCATTGGAATAGGAATTCTGGTGCACGCCCCAATCGTCTCCTCCAGAGGCAGATACCAAAGTGGTAATACCTCGGCGATTGGGTTTTAATCCCCCAGGGTGGCGTTGGCAGTCCAATTTCTCCCCCTTCCGGAGAAGCCGTCTAACAAAGCAGACGTCAACTCTCGGGAAGGAGTTCACTGCCTCAACCACCTGCGGGCACCACTACTGGTGCCCGAGATCATTGTGGATCGTCTGGGAATCCCGCCAGGCTCGTGAATTTAAGAATTCCATCATCCGGCGATGCTCCTCATCGACTCGCTCCACAAAGAACAGCACATATGGGAGATCACGTGCTATGTGGGTTTCGCGGTGTCCCTTATCCTTCATTATGGACACCGCCAGACGGGTGGCCGTCTTCCGACCCGCCTGTTGCAGTGGCCCGCCCAAGTGTGCCATCTTGTTGCGAACCCCCGCAGCGACTTCTCGAATAAATCTAGACCGGTCCACGACAGAAGTTGCGGAACGCTCCACCTCATCGGCGATGAGGCAGAGTCCGTCTTCCAGCCGAAAGTATCGGTCCCGGGCTACATACCACCTATCGAGACGTCGCTTTAAACGCCTGATGAGCCTTAACAGACGCCATGCTAGCAATCCCAAGAAGGGAATTGACAACAACCTCAGTAACCGTATCGCGTATACGGGTCCTGGGAAGTTGATGGTCAGCCAGCGGACCAACACCGCCACCCGGGGATACCGGTGGCGGGAACGACAACTCAATACTCCAAGAAAATCCATGAATTGTCGGGCCGTGGGACCTCAAAGAGGCCCCAATTGCTGAAATTGGGCGGATGGACTCAGGCCCCCACTTACAGTGGTGTCCATCCGTTAAAGGAGTCCCATGGAAAAATTTTTAGTTTTATTTATCCTCGCGAAGGAGTATTTCTAATTTTTAGCTATATTTATACTTTAAAGTAGGACGGATACACCTAATCGACGATCATGGGGTAACTTGGCTTGGGAAGTATCGCATTTGTTATAGCTCGACCCACGTATGGTATGACAGAGCCTGCCGTCTCAACTAAAGCGTTACGCGCTAGATTGGCGAGGCTAGCGAAGAGAGACTCTCGCTTATCATGAGCGTGGCGCTTGCGAGCATTGGCGTTAGCGGCAGCAGTCAGAACACGAGGGTTGTGATCTGCCGGCGGTGAGGCCAACGTGGCGGTTATCGTACCAAATTGTGGGACAACCTCAAGGTTGTAGACAATGTCGATCAATGCGACCCCTACGCTCGTGTTAGCTCCTTCGACGGACACCATCAACTGTGTCCAAGGAGCCTCGGCAGAAGTACCAATGTACTCCTTCCAAGTATTACCAGTGGGTTTAGCTGTCCAGTAAATATCGCTCTGCGAAAGAGCGCTGAAATAAATGTCCTCGAACAACAAAGAGTCCACCGTGTCACCAACAGCGACCTCATCGGTCATCGTGGTGAAACGGATAAGACCCTTAGCCGCGAACAGAGACTCCAGACTGTAAGCACGCACCCCCCAAGACACCACACGGTACTTCTGGGCTTGAGCCAAATAAGCCGCGCTGTCTGGGTTGGCAACATTAGTACGAGCGGTGACGGTTCTCGACGCGTCCAGTGTGAGATCAAGCGCGGGAAAATCCAAAGGTCTTGCCCTGATGTTAACGGCTCCATTACCGTTAGCATCTGTGACAATGGTGTGGAGAGTCCGCACTTGAGCTGTAAAGGATGGCGTCGAGTCGTCATCAGGGATCTTCATTCCCTCAGCTGCAGAAGAAAACGGGTTGATCAGGCCAACGCACTGCGTGGCATCTGACGCGACAACGGCGGATGTGTTGATAGTGCTACCACCACCCCTAGGGGCGGAAGTGGTCATCTTCATCTTCCGCTGCACAGCCTGTTTCTTCTTCTTAGCCATGATCAGATGTATAGTATTGCGAATCTAAGTAGTTGAAAAGTTGAATATTGTATATAT